AACTGCCAGGTACGGTAGTTGCCCGATCGAATGGGGGCCGGCACCTCTTCTGCCGGGTTGAGCATCAGGTAGCCGTGGAATGGCGCCGAGTCCGGCATCCAGAACCACCAGAAAGGCAGCGCCTCCTCCAGCTGCGCCTCGCGAAACATGTTGATCTCGATCATCTTGTCCGCCGTGATTCGGGCATCGCCGTCCCAGCTGGCTCGTCCCATCATCTGCCTGGCGCTGGTCCTGCGCACCAGCCGGCCGGACGATGCGCGGAATTTCGATCCGGTCCAGATCTCATTCTCCGGATCATAGCCGAGATCGAGCGGCGGCATCTCCAGCGCCGGCCCGAGAAACAGCTCTGGCACAACGAAGTCACCCGATGCATCCAGGCCATAGAAGGTCAGCCGATAGCGGTAGGCGCTCCCGACCAGCTCCGGCTCATGGTAGGCCATTTTACAGATCATCGATTGATGGGGTGCGGCGATAATGTCCTGCTGCTCGATCAGCTCCACCCAGGCTGCGCCGTTCCAGTATTCGAGTTGCACCTGTCCCTCTGCAAAGCGGAATCCCGCCTCATCATGCTGGTGCGCGCCGAGAACCAGAACATCCGGAACACCGAACCCGCCGAAATACCAGGCGCCGAACGACGTGGAGTCGAGCATCTGTTGTGGTGTGATATCCAGCTCCACCTGCCATTGGCCGCCGGCATCGGCGCGCGGAATCGCCAGGCGCAGCGCATCCCATGTCCAGGCGTTGTTGAGCGGTGCCGAGGAGCCGTCCTGCCCCAGGGTAACGCTGTAGCTGCTCACCAGGCTCAACTGGTTGTCCCAGCAGATCAGCGGCCAGTCGGTATTCTCGATCATCTCAGGCCGTCAGGCGCAAGTTCAGCTGCGCATCCATATTCTGCTGAATCATCGGCGTTATGCCGTCGGCAATCTTGCGCAGCGCATCCGGATTGTTGGAGATGGCATCCAGCGATCCCGGATCGGCTCCGGATATCCGGAAATCGATATCCATCTTGCGCGGCGCCGACTGATTGCTGCCGCCCTGGCCGAATGTCGCCGGCGCGCCGGTGCCCGGATTGATCGGCACCACATTGCTTGCGCCGGCTGAGATGGATGGCACGGATGCACCGCCGGATGCGGATGCTCCAAATTGCGCGCTGTTAATCTTCTGCGCATTGGAAATGCCGGCTGCGACAGCGGCGGCGGCGGCCACAGGGCCTAATATAAAACCGATGTATGGGATGGCAGAAGCCGAAGCGTAGGCGTTCATTGCGGCCCGGGCTGTGCTGATCGCATTCTCGCCCTGCGCGGCCGCCTTGCCGACCTCGAACATCGCACGGCCCTTGCTGTGCATCAGCCCGGAAATAGCCCCCAGCGCCGATGCGGTCAGGCTCAGCTTCTGATCAGCGGTCAGCTTATCGATAGCGAGCTGCTTCTTGCCGGTCTCTTTGTCGATCTCGACAAATGCGTCACTGAATGTGATCAGATTGCTGGCCAGGGATCCGAGATGAACAAGCTGGTTCTCCTGAGCCAGCTGCTGGAACTGCAGCTTCAGCCCGCTCGCCGCCTGCTCGGACTCATCCACCTTCTGCACCTGGCGCAGGCGGCTTTCGTCGTTGATCCGTTCGATCTCGAGCGCCGTAATCTGGGCGCGATCGATGCGTGCCTGTGTATATTGATCGTCCAGATCGGCGGTCCATGTCTTCTGATCGATCAGCCGCTGCCGCTCATCGGCCATCGCCTGCAGATCGCGATCAAGCCGGATTTGAGCTCGCTCATCATCGCTGGCCATCGCCTCTGCTGCAGATTGATTCAGGCGGGTGTATTTTGCCTGTTGCAGCGAGACAACCCTGTCGGTCTTCTCCTTCTCTTTAGCCAGCGCGGCAGCTGCAGATTCATTCACCCAGGCCTGATAGGCAGATTCAAGGCCCTTGACCCTGGCAGACCCTTCGCCATGCGCAGCCACCAGCTTCTGCCACATCTCCACATATTTATTGGAGGTTCTGGTGTAAGCGTCATCGTTGGCGGCCAGCAACTGCGCAGCAAAACGCCCGGATTCATCAGCCAGCTTCTTGAGAGCATCATTGTCGCCACTCTTGGTAGTGCCGCTCTTGGTAGTCGTATCAACACGGCGCTTGCCGTTATCCTTGCCAGCATCATTGTCGCCACTCTTGGTAGTCGTATCAACACGGCGCTTGCCGTTATCCTTGCCGATTTCCGGCAGCTTGATCTGATCGCCAGCAAGCTCTGCAGCCAGATTTGCCCGCATGTCATGCGCCAGCTTCTCAGCATCGGCAAGACGTTGTTTGAAGGCGCCGAAGTTTTTGACCGTATCGACCGGATTCATCAGTGCATCCCAGAGGATGCCGGCCTCGGTAGCAGCGGCGCCGGCGGCGGTACCGAACGATCCAATCTCGAAGATCAGCGGCTTGACAACGTTATTCACGCCCCGGGCAGCGATCTGATAGAAGCCGGTCAATGCCGGCGTCAGCGCTTCACCAAGCGATGCTGCCGCATCATCCTGCGCCTGCACCATGCGGGCTTGCGCCCCCTGCAAACCGGATGCCGCTCTTGCCGCATTGCCGAGCTGCGCTTCGGTCTCGCGCATGATGCCGTTGTATTCAGCCTGACGCTTCTCGGCCATCGAGAGATCATTGACCGACTTGCCGATCTCAGCCGCATACTCCTCCCACATCACGCTGACGTTTTTGGTGACGCCGGCATTATCAACAAGGATCGAGTTTTCGTTCTTCAGACCTTCGGTGGCCGACACCACAGCTTCGCCGAAGCCGAGCGACGCCTGTCGGCCAAATGCCGCTGAATCCTTAAATCGATTGATCAGGTTGATCGACTCCTGCAGAGAGAAGCCGCGTGAAAGAAGATTCTGCAGCGCCTTGGCCGACTGCGCATTCTTCATCATCGCATCATCATTGAGTTGCAATGCAGCTACCATCGATCCCCGGACGCTTTCTCCGGCATAGCGCGCCTGACTGGCCAGACCGGTGAGCGCAGCTTCCTTCTCGACCGCCGCTTTTTGGCTGGCGTTGATGGCATTGCGCAGCACGTAGAGCGCGGCGGCGGCTTTACCGAGCTCGCCGATGGTATTGCTGAAGTTCGATGTGGTTTCGGCGGCACCATTGAGCTCTTCGCGCAGTGCGGCAACGCTGCTCTCGGCTGCCCGGCTGGCCCGAGCCAGCTCCTGCTGTGATACGGTTCCGGAGGCCGCCAGCCGTTCATATGCGCCCTGCACCTTGTCGATCTCGCGCGAGATGGATTGATTGCTGCGGATCTGCAGGGCGCTGTAGGCCGATTGCTTGCGCGAGAAGTCGGACTGAGCGGCGGTCATCTTGCGGTGCTGAGCGGCCGAGGTATTGCCCATCTCCTCGGCGGATTTCTTCATCTTGTCGAATTCAGCCGCCGATAGCTTAATCTCGCCGACCAGCTGCGATCCGTCGCCTGATAGCGTAATGCCAAGTTTGATATCGCCGCCACTGCTCATTAGCTGTTCAACTCCTCCAGTGCTGCCGATTCCATAATCCGGAGCCGGCTAAACAGGTCTTTCCGATTGCGATCGCAATCTATCCGCATCACCGCCTCTGCGGCCTGATAATCGAGTCCATCGACATGGCGGAAGAAGCCGCCCTGGACAGGCACAAGGCTTGTGCGCCACTGCGTACCGAGCGCCAGAAACAGTTCCAGTGCCCGTGCATTCTCCGGCCAGATGGCGAAGGTCTCTTCACTGGCCTTCTGTGCCTGGTACTGCTCGATCACCTCGGCCGGAGCGCCCATCGCACCAAGCCCCGCCAGTACCGTCTCATCTCCGCCGGCGCCGCCCCGGCTCTGCTCAACCCAGAATTTTGCGGCGTCCGCTAGTTTTTTGCTTCGGCCCCGGCGAGCACTTCATTAAGATACGCATTCCAGATCGCCGGCAGTGCATACGGATCTGTCAACAGCTGCTCAAGCGTCTCATCGTTAAACGGGACCGGCTCTTTCTTCGAATTCTGCAAGCCACTCCAGCCAACGATGTTGCGCGTCAGCACATCCTTTACAGATTCGCCTGTCTCTTCCCACTTCGCTATATCATCAATGCGAAACTCGATATCGATTTTCCGGCGCGTGATCTTGCCGCCATCGGCCGGCTCATTGATGGTCACTGGCCACATAACGCGGCGATCTTCTGTGAGGGTGTATGACATAGTTATGCTCCTTTACTTGAAGGTTACTTGAATGTGAGAATAAGGTCGTTATCGTCGCCGGCATCGGATGGCAGGAACTCCAGCGGGATGGTGAGTGTTGAGACGCCGTTCGAATCGCCACGGCTCGGCTTGCCGCGCTGCACACGGGCGGCATCGATGCGGAAAATCTGCCCGACTGTCACGCCGTTTTCGAACACCAGCGGCTCCAGCGCAGCGCCCTTGCCATAGGCAGTTTCAAACATATTGATCGTGGCGATATCAGGTTCGCGTATGGTGATGCTGCCGGTCACGGTGCGCCCGGTGATTTCAATCTGTTCAAAATTAACCAGCGCGGTGTGGCCAACGGTAAAGCCCAGATCGATATCGAGCTTCTCCAGCTGCAGCGCCAGACCACCGAGCGTAAACGTGGTGTTGATTTTGTTGACGGCGGCAATCGCCACGTTCGTGAAGCCGGAGAAATCGAAATCAACAGGCATAGTCGATGCAGCCGGAGCATCGTAGAGCGACTGCATGGTGAATGACATCTTGGTATGATCCTTGGTGCCGATCGAGAGCTTGGATGAACCGCGCACACCCAGCAGGCGCTGGCGAACCGCGTTGCTGCTGTTGCCGCGAAACGCATAGATCGATGCAGACTCGAACCCCTGACTGACCAGGTTGTAGACCTGCGAAACACCGGGGGTGTTGGTTGCAGCAAAGCCTGTTGCGCGCAGCAGTGGATCGATGGCTGGCACGCCGCCTGCCGCTCCGGCCCCGCGCAGGCGCACATCGAAATCGATGGCTGAGCGCTTGTTTAGCAGCTCCTTTTCGTAGCCGCCGAATCCCCCCGGCCGCACATGTTCGAGGGTGATCTCCTCACCATCCAGCTCTGTCCATTTCACATTTTCGGCCAGCATGGCATTGGCTGCTGCCGTCGGCACCGGGTCGGTGCCATAGGCCGCTTCCACAGCTGCGGCGATGGCCATCTGTTTCGCGTTATACATTTATGCCTCCTTCGCGGTCTGTGCCGCTTTGGTCGGTTTGATCGGCTTTTGCGCCGACTTCGGAGGCGTCACCACCTCCTGGCGTGTTTTCTTGCCTGATTCATCAAGTTTATAGCTGCCGCCTGCGCGTCCCATAGTTGCCTCCGTGTTACAATTCGTTGATGTGTGAGGTGCGATATCGATCGCGCCAATAGACTGTTCCGCCGCCGATGCGGACGATGGAGCCACCATCCCATTCACAGATGTTGAATCCAGCCGGAGCCCAGCCGACCAGAGCATTGCCGACCGCAATGCGCAGATCACGAAGGCCGCCATCGATCGCCGACTTCCCGCTGCGGTCAGAGAGATCCTTGACCGCGAATACAATCGCGAACCGGGTTGTCACATCCTGTGTGACGATCATGGTGCCGGTGGTATTCGCGCCGGCATCCTCCTTAAGCGGAACAACGAACCCGGCCGGTGCGACCCGGACACCACCCGCGATTGCCTGCTCAAGCTCGGCAGCACCAGCCAGTGATTTGAAGCCGACGGCCTGATCTTCCAGCCTGGTAACGATCGACTGCAGGGGCAGAATCTGAAACGCCATTTCAGAACCCGCTCATGTTGTTGCGATTGAAAACACGGGTTTGACTGCTGATTCGCACATCGAGCTGCGCTGTATCGGCTGCTGGCTCTGTAGCCTCGCCCCAGGTGGCTCTGCCTTCTCCGATGCGATCGAGCAGCGCGATCGCCGCCTTCACATCGTCTTTAACTGTATCCGGCTTATCCATGCCGCGATGGCTGTAGAGGTTGCCGATGGCCAGTGTGGCCGAAATGCTGGTGGCCAGTGCCGGTACCGGATTCATCGGCACGCTGTAGCGCATCGAGATCCTGGCATTGATCTCGGCATCGGCCTGAGCTATGGCCTCATCGATCACGACAGCGTCGGCAATACCATCACCATCATCATCCGAGAGCTGAATCAGATATTGCTCATCATGCTTCTTGATCAGATCTGCATACGTTGAATAAGCCACCGATGATTCCTCCTGTTATACGGCTCGCGCCATCGCCTGCGCCGCGCGATGTAGGCGAGCGTTGAACCACCGCCGGATCACGTAGCTGCGCACCAGGCTTATCAGCGTGAACCATGCCCCGATCCACAGGTTTGTGGTAAGCGGTACATGGATGCCGAACAGCGGGAAGATCGCAATCTGTGAGAGCAGGGCAACGCCGTAGCCAATGGCAATGTTCATCAGTGACTCAATCAGAGAGCCAAGTCTTGTCTGTTCCATTCGTTCCTCCGTTCGAGTCGCCGTATAACCCGGCGCTTCAGCCGACATCGGCGCTGACGCGCCTCCTCGGCTGAGCTTGTGCGTTAGTTTAGAGACGGGCGTGGCGCTGGCCCCGCCCGATCTCCATCAGCCCTTGATTGCAGCGGTTGATTCGACCTTCACGCCTGCGGCCTTCAGATCCTTGATCTGCGCTGCAGTCAGCTCCAGCTCATGGTGGCCTTTGCCAAGGTGGCCGATATCGCCGCCGAGACTGAGGCCATTGACCTGTGGAATAGTGATCTTCGATTTAGCCATGATTCATCCTCCCTTATGCGCCGGTCAGGTAATCGACAAGTTCAAGCCTGGCGGTACCTTTCCATGTGTTGGTTGCACCAGCGGTGTCGCGGTCATTGGTCAGCAGCACGTTGGCCGCCTCAAAGTTGCCTTCACCGACCACCAGCTTCAGCCCCTTCACGCCCAGCGGTGTGCCATCGATGCGCTTGAGGCCGGACATGGCCAGGCGGGCTGCCTTGTATGCGGCTGCATCAAGGGTGGCACGAGAGCCGTAGATCAGCTGCGGCAGGCCATAGCCGACTGCACCGCGCGCCTCGACGCCGAACAGGAACTTCTTCTGCATGAAGACATTCGGATGCGATGCATCGCTCATGCTCACGAAGGTGTAGGGCTTACGCTCCTGCAGGATCATCGGCTGCACGGGACGTGAATCGTCTACCAGAAACCACGGCTCACCGGCGCCGAGTGTGACAGGACGGTTGGCATAGGAGCCATCGGCATCATCAACACCGTTTACAGGGTGCGCCGTATTGAAGAAGGTCACGCCATCGAAGCCCTTGCCAGTCGTGAAGCCGGCAATCAGGGCAGGCCAGACCAGCTCGTCGGGATGACGGGCGCTGGCATCGCCAAGGTTGGACATCAGCGGGTTGTAGATGCCCAGCTGATCATCCTCGAAGTCGTTCCGATCAACGCCGACAGTCAGTTCGAAGTCTTCATTGGGCAGGAAATAGCCATGAGCCACCAGATTGTGAACGACCTTATCGCCCAGCCATTTGCGGATGCCGGGCAGTTCACCGAGCCACTTGTAGTCATTGGCCGAGGTGTTGCTCGGAACCTTCATGGCAACGGAGGTCCAGAACTGTTTCACTGCACTGAATGCATTCTGGAACAGCGTCTTAAAGCTGGTCTGCGCCGCCTGCAGCGTTTGCGCGTTGACCATGATGCCGCCGATACCGATCAGGCCGGCAGTGCCGATATCGAAGCCGATCGCTTCGCCGGCATAGGCGGGATCACCACCCAGCGTGGATGCCAGGGCACACACCAGAAAGGCGAACGACCAGGCGCTGATAGTTTTGATAGTTGATTTCATCGGTTCATATCCTCCGTTACTTGATTTCGACCCAGACACCGGATGCATCGATTTCGATGATCTTGCCTGCGACGATGGAATTGGTTGATGTCTTGGCGACGGTGCCGTCATCCTCGACCAGGGCATTGGTGAGCTCATCACCGGCAGCCAGTGCAGCGGTACCGCTGTTCTTAAAGCGGAATGTGCCACGTTTGACGGTGACCTTCAGGTCGCCGGCAGCGCCAGCAGCGTTATTCACCTGCGACTCGGCTCGGCCAAGCACCTTCAGGGCTGCTGTATCGGCAGCAGGAACGGCATTTCCGGCGGCATTAAGGGCTACCATCGATCCGGCATAGATAATGGTGGCAGCAGCCACCGGGGCGCTGACCAGAGCGCCATCGCGCTCGGGTGTGTTTGCATCTTTGGTTAAAGCCATCGGTTATACCTCCTGGGCCTGTTTTGTTTTGAGAAACTCATCCTGGGAAATACCCAGCTGTGAGCAGATCGCCAGCTCCTCTTCGGAGAGCGCCTGTGCGCCGGCTGTGGCCGGGGCCGGATCTTCGCCGAGCGGCACCACCTTCTGAGCATTGGCGCAGAAGTCGGCGAAACCCTGCGGGTCACGGCGGCAGTAGCCCTCGGCCCATGCCTTCGACTTCGGCGCAATCAGGCCAGCATCCAGGGCGGAGTTCACAGCCAGTTCAACACGATTGCTTTCTCGCTCGGTAGTGATGGTTTTCAGTTCGATGCGGAGGCGGTCGAACTCACCGCGCGGCACATAGCCGGTCAGATCCTGCTGGCTATTGGCCGCCAGCGTAGCGACATGCGATTCGAGATGTGACAGCAGATCGATCAGGTTGTTGTCATTGTTGGCCTGAGCATTGGCCTCTTCCGAGCCTTCCGAGCTGATTGCGGCACTCAGACGGGCAACCGCCTTCTCCAGCTCAGCCAGGATCTCTTCAGGGGTCGCAAGCTCGGGCAGGTTCAGCAGATATTTAATCCGCTCGAGTAGTTCATCCATCGATTTATCCTCCAGTTGTGCGTTTGCCACCGGCGTGAGATCGCCGAGGTTCGGGTAGTGGGTCAGTGCGAAACCCTTGAGCGCCAGCGTCTCTCCGCTCACTTTGTGTGCGGTAAAAACGGGCGACGTGTATTTGAATTCATGGTTGCGAATAGCGGCGGCTGCATTGGGCGTCCATTCGACCGCCCCCCAGATGCCATCGGCTTCATCTGTCAGGGTTGCGGGATCAACCCAGCCGGATGCCGGGGCAACCGCTCCGGTCTTCTGCGCATCGAGTGATGCGTGATGATAGTCGCCGGGGAGGTGCACCTTCATGCCGGCAGCATTGGCGATGATATTCGCGCCGTTGTATTTCCATTTGCGCCCATCGAAGCCGACCACCATACCGTCGGCATTGACCGGGATCAGATGGATGCGCTGGGAATTATCCTCGGCCAGAGTGGCCGGATCGATCGAGCAGATAACGAGCCCGACATCGATCTGCCGGGCCTGCTGCCGCTGTGGTTGATTGGTGCGCTTCGCCATAGATGCGAAGAATGAAGGGGAGAAAAAACAAAACCGCCGGAAGTGCTTCCGGCGGCTGCCCTGTTGAGTAATGCAGCCATCATGGAGTCAATTTCAGGCACTGGCAAGCAGGCCACACATCATCACCGCTGCCGCAACATCAGCCAAGCAGGTGTTCAATCAGAATATCCCTGACGGCCACCTCATTCTCTGAAGAGAGGCCGATAAACGGCCGGGGCGGAATATCGCCCCAGGGCGACTTGCCGCCTGTAAAGGATCGTTGATCTGCACCGAACTGCTGCACAGCGGCATACTCCATCGTCGATCCGAACTCCAGGCCATCACCCAGCAGGGCATAGGCCAGCTCATTGGAGAGGCGTTTGGTTTCTCCGATCAGTGGCTTGTCGCCTTTCTTTCGCGAGAGCGTCAGCTCGCTATTTTCAGCCCACGCCTCTCCATCAGGCCCAACGCCATCGACAAATCGCTGCCTGGTGGATGAAATCAGATATTCACCGATATCGCGGAAGACCGGCTCCATATCCGTGCCTGCCTCAATCAGCTTTCGAAATGTAGCCTGCAGCTCGCTGTCATTGATTTTAATCTTCATAGTGGTCTATACTTCCTAATCAGTGAACTGATCATGCCACCGTCTGGCTCATACCCAGAAGCGACTTGGACGTAGGGTGGCGGGATCGGTTCATTTTTTTCCCGCATAGAAAGTCTGCAGCACCAGCATTTTTCTCCCCGATCTGATTTCGAACACAGCTGTAAATAATTCATCACCGATGGCTTTCGTAAACCTGATCGCATCCCGACCTATATCCGTTGTTCCCCCATAAGTGACAGTGTCCGGGTTATTCAGAATTTTCGGAAGCATGGCATAATCATCTGCGACGATCGCACGTTGCCCGCGCTTCGCTTCCGTGCCGGCATCGCCATGATGATCCCGCACATGACCGACCGCACTACGGTCTACTGCATAATCATACAAGGACACATCCAGCCCATCTTTAAGCGTTGCGACCTTCGCCACATCAGCTGACGTGAGCAGGCCGATAGTTCTATATGGCGCAACTGATCGTCCTTCAAGAGATGCGGCTGCATAACGCCTCACATCATCGGCCACTGATGGTAGCTCGCGATACGCCCGGACAAGATCATCACGCACGGTGGATGGCACGCCCTGCATGTAGGCTTTGGCCAGGGTGTATTCCCATTGTTGTGTCTTCCTCGCCATTGCCTGCACGGTATCCGATACAGAATCACCGGGCATGTAGTCCCAGCCCTTATCGATACCGACAGGGCCACCTGTTTTAGGGTCTGACTCGCTCCATGACGACTCCGGCTTCTTGTCCGGATCTCCACCAAGGCGTTTCGCGCCGGCTGCCGAGCGGGCGCCAAGCACATAGCAGCGGCAAACCCAGCCGTTGGGCGGATAGTGGGTTTTCCACCAGAGCGCATCGGAGGGGAGCGTTAAACCATCCCAGGCTACATGCAGCGGGCGCGGATGGTTGACCGAATCGTTGTGGCGATAGACCCAGAACGGGAAGTTTCCCTGGCGCAGCTGCGCCAGGCGGCCGGCCGAATAGCTGGTGATGGCGTTGGTGTTGTAGATGATGCGAGTCCGCCAGGCGCGGCGGGCATCCGATTCATCGCCTGTCCACCCATGCCATCCGTGCTTCTCGACGATGGCGCGGAAATCTTTGCGAAAGGCACCGATGCTCTTGCCTTCGCTGATACTGCGATCAACAGCTGCACCCAGATCGGCCAGCAGATCGGCCTTGGCCGCGCCAGCCACCATGAAGCCACGATCATGAGCAGACCTTGATATATCATCCCATCGCGCTGTCGGCACCAGATTACCGAGCTTGCCGCGAAAGAAAGCAACCTGCTCGGGGAATGGCTTCGCGAAAGCGCCGCTCAAAACCGATGGTTGAGTATCAGGCATCGCCGGCGGACTCCTCGATATCGAAACGGCCCGCAACCTCTGCCGCCAGCATAGCGTTGGCGATCATTGATCCCATTCGATCGCCGTCCAGATCGGGATATGCAGCGAGAAGCATTGCCCTGAAATGCTCCAGGCTATCGGCTTGAGCCAGCATGGTTTCGATCGCGTCGAGCCACCCGCGCATTGATACTGTGCCTTCCTGATTCATGCGCTCGGCGATCATGTCTGATGGCTCGGCCGGAGAAGAATCGGCCTGTTGTGCATTGGCAGCCAGATCGGTTGATTGCTGCTCATCTGCATCCGGAAGATCAGGGGGCTGCCGCATCGCCTGCGGCAGGATATCCTCACCGGCTTCCGGCTTCGGGATGTTGAACTTCTTGTAGAGAAAATCCTGACCGATCGGCAGGCCCATGCTGTGCAGCAGATTGGCATTCTTGCCGAGCAGCGCCAGATCCTCCGGGTCTTCGACGATGACAGTAATCTTCGGATAACGCCGCACCGGCCCCATATTCAGATCGATAATCGGGCGACCGATATCGCGGGAGAGGGTGCCGGAGAGCTGGCGCGCATCCGATTTCAGCAGATCATCGCGCACTTCGCCGTGCAGATCGGCCTGGCCGGTACCGATGCCGCCGCTCTGGGCATCGGCACTTGATGTCTGGCCAAGCACACCCTTGCTCATCTGCTCATCGCAGAAGCGGGCAAGCCGCTCGTAGAGATCGGTGCTGCCGGTTTTGCCGCCGGCCTCCACGAATTCGATCAGCATCGATTCCGGGATGATTGCAGCGGCATCGCTGCCCATGTTGGCCACGGCCTGCAGCAGCACATCCTTCTCCTGCTCGGAGGCAGAATTGGGATACTTGCCAACGCGCAGCGGCTGGGCATAGATCTCGGCGAAGGTGACCCAGTCCTTGAAATCGTAATTCTTGAACAGGTACATCCATGCGCACGGGCGCAGAATGCCGCCGCGCACCGGGATGCCCGATTTCGCCTTGTGAAAATGCGTTACATATTTGAACGGGGTCAGCGCCCTGCCATCCGGGCTGGCGATATCGAGCATGCGCAGCTCACTCATGGTATCCTGATCGAAGCGGAACCATTTAGGTTCGCGCCACTTGATATCGGCAATGATCGCTTCCTGCTTGTATATCTCCCAGATGATTTCACTGGCGGAATAGCCCTTGCCGATCGCATCGAGCACGTCCACGAGCTTCTCCGACAGATTCTCGATGCCGGCCAGATGCTCTCCAAGAAGATCTGCTGCCTTCTTCTCCCTGGCATCGGCGCCATCGGGAGCCTCCACCCTGATCTCCAGACCGGATACGGCCCGCTTGCGTGTGCCCAGCACAGAGGTGAGATGCAGATCCTTCTCCTCCATCTCCTCGAACAGCTCGCACTGCGCGTGCGGATCGCCCTGGTCTGCCATCTGGAAAATACTGGACAGACGTACCGGCGTCAGCGCATTGGATGGGTAGCTGGAAAACACCTGACGCACACTGCGCAGGCCTGGAGCTGATTGCTCCTCTTTCAGTTCGCCACGGTCGATTTTTTCGCCGTGATGGTTGTATAGCGTCACCATGACTGCTCTCCTTGCAATGAGATAGACCCGAGAAGGGCGTTATAACGCGTTACGGGCGCTTTTCCGGGGTACTGACGCATGATGGCGGCCTGAAAGCCTGTTGCGCACGGCAGCGTCGATTTGCGTGGCATCACCATGCCCCACCTCCGAAGCGTCCGCTCTGCCTGATATCGCCCCGGTGATCCGGCCGCAACGGGTTGGCATGATCAGGAGAACGGCTGATGCCCTGGTATTCGATCTGCATGCCGGGTGACGAGGCCGCTTCACCGGCCAGAGCCAGCGCCCAGAAGCGGTCGGCATGGCCATTGGCGTCTCGCTCGGCGGTGAAGCGGATGTTTCCTGCCAAGGTGACCACCTTGGTAACCGATCGGAGATCCGCTCGGACCTCCGGCTCATACGGCAGGCGCAGCTTTTTATCTTCCATGCGCCCGCGCACAGGGTAGGCCATCGCTTCTTTGACCGGGCCGGTGAAGGTTACCAGCTCCACGCGGTACTGCCCGAACTTCGCCTGGGCATCGTCGCCCCAGCCGATGCCGAGGCCGGTATAGTCGATGCAGGTGCGCCGCATGCAGGCAAGCCAGGGCCAGAGCACCTTCTCCTGCTCCGGCTTGCTCATCTTTTTCATGGTGATGATCTTGCGGGTATAGAGCACATCGCCGAGCCTCTCGACGATCCACAGCACAGTCAGGTCGTTGGTGCGGCCGATATCGAGGCCGGCATAGAGCTCGCGATCGCCACGCATGGCATCCTCGAGGGTGATCTCCCAGCGCTCCCCTGATGCATACTCGCAACTGGCAATCAGATCGTATTCCAGGAAGGCGGCATCGTCGTTACCAGGGATGCACATATACTCTTGAAGGAAAGACTCCTCATCGGCACACCCTGATTTGATAAAGTCAAAGTACTCCTGTTCATCCATCGCTTGCTGCTCTGCTTCTGCTGGTAGCACCATCTGAAGCTTAAATAAGAAGCCCTGGTTAAGCGCGTCTTCTAAAGTCACTCTATGCAGACTGATATGTTTTGGATTGCCTTTTTCTCTGGCTTCCGTGATTAATTCATTGAAAAAATTCTTGCTGCCACGATGCGTGCTGACCACTTCCATCTGGCCACCCCATGTCAAACCGGGGTATGCAATGGACCACATCTGGCGCGGATCCCTCCCCAACGCAAACTCATCCAATACACGCCCGCCACGTTTACCTGCCTGCGCATCGGGATTGGAACTCATGGAATAGATATGTCGCCCTGATGCAAACTTGAGCACTTGCGCACTAATCTTCTTTTTCTCATCGATAACGATTTCGCCCAGGTCTTCAGCCGCTTGACCGAATGCATTAGCCCACATCTTGCAATCCATCAAGAATAGCTTGGCCTGAATCTCATCACGGGATGAAACCCATTGGTCGTATCGAGCCGTTGCAGCTGCACAGCGCTCAACCAATGGATACGCTGTGCTCCACGATAACCCAATCTGACGGCTTTTCTCCATCAACTTTAGTCTTGAATCATCCTTAATCCACCGCTCCTGATAAGGTAGAAAAATAGCATCAGGATTGACAGGTATGCACTTGGCGTTACCAATATGCTTTTGCATTATCCCATTCCCAGCACATCGCGGCGAATCAATGCGATCGTTTCAGCAGATACACCGGCTTTACGGGCGGTTTTATCCATCTGTTCAGCAGCCCGCTCAGCAACACGCTTACGCTCATCCTCACGGATATCCCGCTCACGGTCGTCATTGATCACGGCTGTTTTCGCCATTCTTGACATGGCTAGGGAAATATTGGCCAAGAACTCTTCATCCACTTCCACATCGCCATTGATACCTGCCTGCACACGTTTCCACGCCAGCATCTGAGCCATGTTGTTGCCGTTGACCAGGAATGATGTCGGGTTGTCGCCAAATTCTTGCTGAATGGCTCGCATCTGACGCACGCTCTCGCCGATAGATTGCTGCTCAAGTTTGCGCATGCGGCTATATCTACCCACAGCTGAACGGCTGATAGGCTCTGGCAACTCAATGCCGAGCCTGTCAACTTCAGACATAAGCCAGGCATGGTGTTCATCAATACCGTGATAGTGTGATTCAAGCAGGCGTTGATTGAGCTGCTCCTGCAAATTATCAGGTAGATTCTCAAGCTTACTACGCGGTGCCATTACGTTTTTCCTTGTCAAAAGCTTTCGCCATCTCTCGATGAGTATTCAGTACACATTTTCGATAAGCCCTGATGATTTGATTCTGTTTAGGTGTACAAGAATCCAGCCAGTTTGAAACAATGATATCCGTGTCTGCGCAACCTTCTTTTTTTAAATGGGCAGCAAGACCATAAGCAACATGAAAAGCCGCAATAGTGTCGACGACCTTTTTCTGAGGGTTAGATAAGAGGGTAAGCTTAGCCATTGCATTCACCCGGACGCGGACGGCGAACACCGGGCACAATTGAATGACCATTCGCAACATCAAGGCCGCGATCTGTAATTATTGCCACTGTCGCTACGCCGACACGCTCAGACGTGACCAGCCCTTGCTCGTCAAGCCATGCGATATCGGTGCGAATAGTGTCTGCCGATTCAGAGTGGCCATACTCGCGAAGCATGCTACGAATCACCATGTCAGAAATGGCATAGTCATTTTCGCTGGCCAATGCTTTGAGAATCAACAGCCGTCGATCTTCTCTTTTGTGTTCAGCTAGTCCCATTATTTACCTCCCTTCATCAAAAACTCGTGAATCAGATCAAGCGTGTGCATCTTGCCGTTAATCTCGCCCAGCTGCTTATCCATGTTATTAATCCTGTCGTAGACTGGCTTGAGCTCTGTCTGACCAATGGCTACTTTGAGCCGCTCATCCATGCGCGCCATCTGGTTACCGTGCACTTCAATTTTTTCTTCCAGGCTTTTCTCAAGCATGGTGATTTTTTCATTCGTAACACGGCTGCGATTGCTGTTCCAAACGAACAACCAGAGGGCGAAGTTGATAATCAGCACGAATACCTGAAGCCAGAATTTAGCTATTTCATAATCCATTATCGTTGCCCCTCAATGACTTCCTGACAGCGAACACAGCGCACTGCATGGGGCACCGCCTCAAGGCGTTTAACCGGGATGATCAACTCACATTCAACACAGATGCGGTTACCACCCTCATCATCCAGCGGCGCTTCATGGGGATGGCTTAACACTTCATTTAAAGAACGCTCAAGCCTTTTGTCGATGAGAATCTGGGCGCGATCTGCATCATCCATTATGGCTTCCCCCTGGTGGCAGCCTTGATTTCTACGCCAAGTTCACGCAAGACCGCTTCCAGCCCTTTGATTCGAGCGAGGCGTTTATCGAAGTTATTGGCCAGTGCTTTGGCATCGGCAGGGTCAATGCAGAACAGGCCATTTTGTTTATAAAACTCAATAAGTGCATCTGCATTAGAAGGCTCTTCATTATCAAAGAATCGGAACGTGTAGCGCTCCAGTGGATCAGCTGCAGGGATCACCACTCGCTCAGCAGGGTTCACCTCAATGGTCTTAGTGGCAGTGGTGCACGCCGGTACCATGCATCCGGCCATCACCAAGCAGAGCAGAAGTGGAGCACTATTGTTTAAGCGGGAGAGTATTCGGGAGTGATCGTCACCACTCCCTTTCTCTCTGGTGTTTTCTGATTGCTGCAGCACATCATCATAAGCCTCTTGATATGCGCGCTCAGCGGATTGTGCTTTTTGTGTGACGTGCTGTTCAACAATGGCCTGATCACGCTCCTGAAGCGCTGCGGCAGCGCGTTTCTCAGCGCGTTTACGCTGCCGTATTAAATAGGCGATATAGCCGCCAATCGAAGCAATGATGATTAATATAATCATCCATGACAAAGGCATTATGCTTCCCCCTCATCGGTATAACTTTTTTTATTACCTCGCGGATCCGCCTGCCCGTGCTTGCCCTGGGTGAACGCGCGGACGGCATACGTGCCATTGGATGCAAGCAAAAGAACCTGTGCCAGATTCGGGTCAAGCTCACCAAAAGTTTCCGGAAGCATGAATTTGAGCAGCAGACAAACCCAGGTGACAACATTGAACAGGCGCGAAGTTGAGATGCTTCCGTCAGGGTTGCTGATCATATTCATATCAGGCCACCGTCTTAAGCGCCTGAATGGTAAACCAGGCAAGCGCGGTCATCAGATTTAAAACCACAACAAAACCAATAGCTATTTGCTTATCTTCTTTTAAAAAGTCGCCTGACTTGGTGTTCATTTTGAGTGTAAACCAAGCCATCCCGTTTGAGCACAAAAACAGCACTGCAAATATTGCCCACCAAATATAAATCATAGCTGTGATCATGACTGCACCTCCAGCAAATGAAGTGCTTCAATGCTTTCAGGCGAGGTGAGCCATGCTCCGACATAAAAACCGGGACAATTTTTGGATGAGAATTCATTGTGGCCATAAAAAGAGATGCCGCAATAGAGATCTGCGATATCTTCGCGCAGCTGGCCGAGTGACTGCCATTGCGCCCTTGTGAATGCGTCGGTTCCGATCATACAGATATGGATGGAATCGGAATTGAAGCCGCGAGCGCCGTTGGCGATTTCCCACGGCTCGATGAATTGGTCATCATCCAGTGGAACCAGTGGAGCGATCTTGCCATCGAGCTCGATAACGAAATGATATCCGGCATGGCTCCAGCCTCGACCTTCAGGCTTCGGGGCGGTATGCCATCGACGGATATCTTCGGCAGTAAATGGGTGACCGTTCGGTGTGGCTGCGCAGTGAATGATTGCGCGGACTATTTTCGACACAGGTTGCCTCCTCGGGTGAAGGAGGAGCCCGGCTTGCGCCAGGCTCCGGCATCACCCACAAGGCGAGATAATGGAGGCTATAAAAAAAGAAGCCGCCGGAACTACTTCCGGCGGCCTCATCTGGAACGAAACCCTACCTTATGCGCGGCAGGGAGAGGTTGTCAATTAACAGGCATAGCTGTCTTGCTGAAAACTGTGCTTGATCTCCTGCACTTTCTTGAAGGACTTGAGGTAGCCATTCACTTTTTTCACTCCGGCCTTCGCCAACTACCTATCCGCTCCTTGTGTGGGTTATGCGGCGGCTCGTGCCGGCTCGATAATGCGGCCATTCGGCCGCCTGTACGCTTCGTCTGGCCATATGGCCTTGACATCTTTTTCAACGATTTTTGCAATGGCTATGCGAATGCGTTTATTCGCCGACCTGTTATTGATGACCTCGTTAACGCGGGATACATGCACGCCCAAATCGTTGGCGATATCGATCTGTGATCGCCCAGTCAGTATCAGTGCGGCTTTAATCTGTACAGGCTTCATCTCGAAAAGTGGTTTCCGACTCGCCAGAGGAAATCTCGAGGCTCCATTTTGAGCCACGAGATTACATTGATGAGCGCGGAAAGAAGCACCCTTACTTCGAACTTACCCACGATGGATTCGCCTTTACCGTGATGGGCTTCACCGGCGAGAAGGCTTTCGCCTGGAAATGGAAGTTCATCGAATCTTTCCGGACGATGGAAGAAGAACTGCTTGCCACCAAAGAGCATGCACGCCCAAATCGTTGGCGATATCGATCTGTGATCGCCCAGTCAGTATCAGTGCGGCTTTAATCTGTACAGGCTTCATCGGCTCCTCCTTTGGTATGGCAAATGTTCCAACGTTGGAACATTTACGCCTGCCTCAACACACATCTACCGCAATTTAGTCTGCACGCGAGCCACGAATTCACTCTCAAATACTCCCGTGCTTTTACAATCAAGAAGATCATCGTGATCACGCTTCTTGTCCGACATGAAGTTGCTGATTGCATTGCGGCTTTCATCATAGTAGCCGACCAAAGATGTGGAGACATCGATATCGCTCGCATCTCCGGAAGGCTTAACTCGCACAGTGTATGAGACCTCAACCACCGTTCTATCATCTTTCGCATCGGGCAATCGCTCCACCACGCATAAAGGATACTGGCGGATCATTTCTTCCAGCGACTGATCATGAATGTGGCCCC